GATGAGGGTTTTACGGGATATTCACGATCTAGTTGATGGAGCGGTTGATATTGATTCGCTGGAGAAGCTTCAAGATATTATTAACGATATTCAAGGCGTTATTGAGTGGGATTATTCAATGGAGGATTTAGGAAAATGAAATACGATATTTATAGATCAGTCATTAAGGGCTATAGGAATACAGCAATCGAGTTGATCTCAAAGAACAAGGATGGTGGCCAATATTTTGCCGATATGCTGGAGCAACGTATTGAAGGGATTAACGGGATAGCATTAAATGACGCTGATATTTCAAACAATCAGTTTAGGGTTCTGCTTCGCTATAAGCGCCTAGTATTTAAGTGGAATTTAGATAAACAGTGGAGGGAGATATGAGATTTATTAAGTCAAGCGACCCTCAAGGCAGGTCAATTTATGAGCCAGCGCCTAGCTGGTTTGAGTTGGCTACCGAGGCGGTAGTAATGATTCTGTTGGTGGCGTTTATCTTGCTGGCGTGGTTTTTGCTATGAGCAAGATGGGCGAATATATACGAGAAAAAATGGAGATCGAAATGGTCGATTCTGTAGATGAACTGGAGGATGTTAAGAATGGAATGGGAGTTTCTGGTGATGATCGCACCGATGATAATGTTGTCGCTGGTGTTTTTGGGTCTAGTAGTCAAAACCTTCTTCAACAGGGAGGAGTAGATGACTGGATCAAGGTCTTTGATGATGGAGACCAGATTCTTATTGAGAACAAGAATTGGACGATGGTTATCACGCCTAGACAGGTGGATCATTTGATAGCTATGTTAGAAGTTGTATTACGGGAGAGAGATAATGCTAGATAAATTGAAAGTGCCGTTTCCGGTAGACAGTATTCATTGGCGTGTTGGTAGCACTAATGCTAAAAAGCTGGGAGTCAAACCTTGGCAAGCTACCAAAGGGATTGCTCTTGCTTATATTGATGCAAGGGATGTTATGAAGCGTTTGGATGAGGCTTGCGGAGTAGGGGGGTGGCAGAACCGCTATTCTCATGTAACCAATCATGGGGTTGTCTGCGAGATCGGAATCAAAGTTAATGACGAGTGGATTTGGAAAGCTAATGGAGCAGGGGAGACTAATGTTGAGGGAGAAAAGGGAGCCATGAGCGATGCTTTCAAGAGGGCTGGAGCGCAATGGGGGATAGGACGATATCTCTATTCATTACCTAACTCTTGGGTTGATCTTGAGAATGGAAGAATTGTAGGGACACCCGCTTTACCTAAATGGGCTACTCCAGAAGGGTATGCTGAATTGTTGAAAAAACAATAGCTTGATCTACTATTGTCGGGGTAACTCCTTTACCTCGTCAGAGACTGAGATCCGTTTGCCCCACGTTACGGGGCTATTTTTAATAGGAGAGATAATATGAGCAGTACATGGGATGCAATCTTTGGCAAACCAGGAAGAAGAAAGGCTGGAGAAACGGAGACGTTGGTAATTGGTAACACCCCGCCACTTTATGCGATCAAGACTTATGATGATCCATCAAGGATTAGGGAGTTTGTTACCGTTGATAAGCGAATCATAAAAAATAAATCGTTCCCTTCGTATGTAACTGATAATCCAGATTATGACATTGACAGGAAAACGGGGGATAAGGTTCGGTATTGCTGGCATTTTTATGGGGCATGGCTGAACAGAAAAGAGCTGGGACGATATATTGGCAGAAAGCAGACCAGAACCCACATTTTTACTGCCGGAGAATGATATGGCGCTAGAGACAAAAGAAGATGCTCTTGAGGCGCTGGAACAATCAAGGGCTGAATATTTGATTCAAGCCAGAATGGTCGCTCATCGGATAGCCAAGCTAAAGAAGGTCATTACTATTAACGATGTTAGGGAGGTATGCCCTCCCCCTTCTGAGGTTGATCCTAGAGTAATGGGAGCAGTGTTCAATACCTCGGATTGGGAGCCTGTAGGTTTCCATCTGAGCGCAAGAGCACATGGGCGTATCGTTAGAAAATGGAGGCTAACATGATAACTTTAGATATAGAGACGTCACCTACTACAGATGAAAAGGTGATTAAGGAGATTACAGACAATATTCAGCCTCCGGCTAATTATAAGAACCCTGAGAGCATCAAAAAATGGATGGATGAGCGAGGACAGGAGAAGGCTAAAGAAGTCGTTGAAAAGACCGCTTTAGACGGTCTGAGGGGGTCTATCAGATGTATAGGGGTTGCAGTAGATCATGACGAACCTGTAATTATTATGGAAGATTCGGAACAGGCTACGTTAGAGGCGTTTTTCGATTTCGTAATCAATGATTATGTTGAGAATAACATTCACCCTTTATTAGCAGGGCATAATCTGCGTGGCTTTGATCTACCCTTTATTCGTCATAGAGCAATTATCAATTCTATACCCCTGCCGAAGTTCTTTAAGCATTATTATGGGAGATTCTCAGAGGACGTCTACGACACGATGCTTGAGTGGGCTGGGTGGAACGGGAGGGTGAGTCTGAATAACCTAGCATACGCCCTTCTAGGGAGGTCTAAGCTAGGTTCTGGTGGTGAAGTGCATGGTATGTCTGATGAACAAGTGGCTAAATACTGTGCGGAAGACGTGAGGTTAACTAGAGATATTTATTACAGAATGACTTTTACAGGAGAAATGAAATGAGTCAAAGATATAACATTAGTGTGGGAATCCCTAAGAAGGATGGTGGTACTTTCTGGCATCGTATTGGATCAGGCTTTGCTAGCGATAGTGGGGCTATTAATTGCAACTTGAATAGTCTGCCAGTAGGTCAGTGGTCAGAGCAATATGGCTATCAGGTACGCTTCACGTTGTTTGTAGACGAAGGGCAACAGAAGGGGGCGCCCCAACAACAAGCCCCGGAGTTAAATGATGATATTCCGTTTTAATGACAGGAACAGCTAACAGAGAACCAGAGCCCATCTGCGACTTGTGCGGTAGATGGAGTTCTGAATTGGTGGATGGAGCCTGTAAGTGTTGCAGGACAAAATACCATCCTTGCAAGCTACTTAGAAAAGTCTGGAGAAGAAATGATAAAAGACCACAAGGGAAATGAGTTCCCCACAAAGGGAGCTATGTACAAGCACTGGAAAACTACTCATGGGAGGGTAAGCCTCAGAATGAATAAAGGAATGACGCTAGGCGATGCGCTGGAGTCTCCGAAGGTCCACCCCAACAAGGTCGGCAGAATGGGAAGGGATGCATCAGGGTGGGGAAGGGGAAATGAAATCTTATTAGGAAAATCAAAAAAAATTTTGACATAAGAGCAACAGCGTGTATAGTATAGTTTTAATCAGGAGAATAAAATGAAAAACGAAGTAAAAATGAGGGGTGTCCGGATCGCTGATGATCTATGGAATAAGATTAAGGAGCAAGCCGCATCTCAGCACAGGACTGTTGGTATGCATGTAATTCACCTTTTGGAGAAAGCGGTTAAGGGTACACAGAAATAAGGGAGGAGAAGATGAACTATCTAAGAGTTCCGAATCTAGATAAGTTTCAGCATTACAAGGATCGTACTCCTCCATGGATCAAGCTCCACAACTCCATTCTTGAAGACTATGAATTCGCCTGTTTACCCGACAATAGTAAGTGGCATTTGGTTGCTATCTGGTTGCTAGCAAGTCGCACCGAGAATAAATTTCCTGCTGATCCGAAGTGGATAGCGCACAAAATTTCAGCAACGGGGAAAGTGGACATAGATATTCTGCTCTCTCATGGGTTTCTGGAATTAACTCAAGGAAATCAAAGGGTACAGAACGATGAAGGTGGCGATAGCAACGTGCTAGCATCAGGCAAGCAAAGTGCTATAGAGAGAAGAGGAGAGAAGAGGAGAGAAGAGAGAGAGGGAGAGGAGAGCGTACCGGAGGTGGTGATTGCAGGTTTGAATGTCAGGGCATGGGATGAATACATGGCTCACAGAAAAGCAATCAAAGCTAAATCATTGAAGTCGGCAAGTATTCAGCGACAACAAAATTGGCTGGTTAATCAGGGTGATGAGCATATTCAATTACAGATCGTGGAGGCTTCTGTTAGAAATGGATGGACAGGGTTGTTTGAATTAAAAGGGAAAAGAAAAACTGGGATACAGGGTGCTGGCGAGGATTTTACTAACTGGGTAAATCAGCAGGGGTAAATTATGGATAGGTCAGATTCAGAAGAGTTTAAGCAGGTATTGGGGGCGATATTTGAGGTTTACGATAAGCAGGTATCCGTGACAGCTCTTCGTATGTGGTGGCAATCGTTAAAAAGATTTGATATTCAACAGATCAAGACTGCTCTACATATCCATCTTGAGGTATCTCAGTTTGCACCCAAACCAGCAGACGTTATTAAGGCGATATTATCTAGCGATGGCAGACCTAGCGCAGATGAGGCATGGAGTGTTGCGATCAAAGCTAGCGATGAGTCGCTGACAATCATTTGGAATGATGATATTACTGAGGCATGGGGGATCGCCAATGAATTGCTTAAGGAAGGGGACAAGGTAGCCGCTCGAATGGCTTTCAAATCCGCTTATGACAGAATCGTTGATGATAAGCGAAAGTTAGGAGTTCCTGTTAAATGGCTACCTTCTTTGGGTTCTGATCCTGATGGTAGAGAAGATGCAATATCTAAGGCGGTAGATCGTGGCTTATTGACAAGCAAACAGGCAAGGCTTTATCTTCCCAAGCTTAAAGCTGATTCACCTGTTTTTCTGCTGGAGAATGGGGGAGAAATGAGCGAAGAGAAGAGAAGAGAAAATATTGAGCGATTCAAGGAGCTTGTTAGAGGAATATAAATGGCAATGTTTAGCTAGAGAAGTTTTACGGATGCCCCTTGATAAGAGGAGATTTTTTATTGAAAGGTGGCAGAAAAGGCATGGTGATGAAAGCGGTATTAAATTAAGAAGACTTGTTAGGCTGGAATGGGAGAAGAGAAGATGAAGACGGTATTGGAGCTGGTAACTCAAATAGCTGTTTGGTCAATTGTTGGAGGGTTGATTGCAGGGGCTATCTGGTTTGGTATCTATATGGTTAAGGGTCTGTTGGGGGCGTTGGCGTGACTGACACAGAGTGGGATGATTAAGGAGATAGAGAGATGACTGTTAAAGAAAAACTGGAGGTGGCAATCAGGGCATTACAAAAGATTGCTGAACATCAGAAGATTGTTTGCCCGTCCGGTGTTCATCTATCTGCAACATGGAACATTGCCGTAGCTGCGTTGAATGTAATCGAATACAAGCCATACGTAGAACGCATGTCAGAGGATGAGTACAGGGATTGGCAAGATCAGCTGGAGAAGGAGGGAGAATGAAGGTTCATCTGACAAAGGTAACGGAGGGAGTGCTTTCACCGTCAGATGACGATGCGGTAAACTTTGTTAACAAGATTAACGTAGGGGAAACGGTGTTTTTTGAGATAAAGAAAGCGCAGAACTATAAATTTCATAAAAAACTGTTTACACTACTTAACTTCCTGTATGCTCACTGGGAGCCAGCAGAATTACAAGACCCGAAATGGAAGGGGGTCGTTCCTCAGAAGAGTTTTGAGCAGTTTAGAAAGGACATTACTATCTTGGCTGGTTACTATGACGCTTTGTATAGAGTTGATGGGTCGGTTAGGATTGAGGCTAAAAGTCTGTCTTATGCAAAAATGACTCAAGAAGAAAAAGAAGCGCTGTATTCAAACATCATAGACGTGGGGTTAGATAAGATTCTGGTTGGCTTCACTAGAAATGATCTGGAAAATGTGGTTTTTGAGTTGTTGGGGTTTGTATGAAAGAATATGTTTGTGATGTTTGTGGTAGCGATCTTGAGTTCGATGAGGTTGGTTATTTGGGTAGCGAGAACGAGAGCTGTTCACCATTTATGAAATTAGATTGTCGTTGCGTTCAATGCGTTAGGGAGGAGAAGAATGAGAAAACAATCGTTAACAAAAAAGGAAAAGGACGCTCGATTCTCCATGCTGTCTGATATGGGTTGCGTAATTTGTCAGCAACCACCACAAATTCACCACTGCAAAGGTTATGTATTTGGTTGTGGAATGGGTCAGAAAGCTGATGATGCTTTCACCATTCCTCTCTGCTACAACCATCACGTAGGGGCAGAGGGGATACATAGAGGCGTTCCGTCATGGGAAAAGAAGCATGGAACTCAGTTAGGGTGGCTGAGGTTAGTGAACCAACAGCTGAAATGGGAGGGGCTTGAGCCTTGAGGTTAGAGTTTCCATTTCCCGTTTCTGTGAACCAGTATTATGGCGTAGCGAAGCGAGGGAGCTTCTGCAAGAAGTACGTCACTCATAAGGGGCGAGCATACAGGGGGAGCATAGAAAGTTGCGTAGAGGAGGGCTTAGAGCCGCTCAGAGGCAGAATCCATATGAGGGTGAGCCTCCACGCCCCTACTCGAAGGAAATATGACATCGATAATCCTATGAAATGTCTTTTAGACGCCATGACATACGTGGGAATATGGGTCGATGATGAGCAGGTTGATCGCCTATTGATCGAGAGGGGAGATAAGGTTGCAGGCGGTCTTGTTGTTGTTGAGGTTGATGAGTACGCATGACGAAGGAGGAGATAAGAGGGCTGGATATAGTTGTATCCAATGCTAAAGACGTAAATAGCCTAAGATCAGAGGGGTATGTATGTATTAGCGCAGATGGCGATAAGTATTCCGGTGCTATTTGTCTTTCTGGTGTTGGTGGATATAGGTTCAGATACGATATTCTGGCACAAGATTATCAATCAGCAACGTTGGGCTTTCAGACTCTTTTGTTAAAAAAGACAGAGTCGATTTACAAGCTCTTCAAAAGTAAGCTATTGGATGCTCAAAAAATCGCTTTTATAGGAAAAGGGGAGGAGTATTGTTTCAGATTCTTGTTGGTTGGATTTTTTTTGGATAATATCGTTAGCAAGATGCCAGGCACTCACGTTAACTCGGTTACATATAGAAGCCATAGCCTTGATTCTTTCAGCTCAATCGCTTATACGAATCAGTATTATCATCAAGCCATGAGAATAAGCGATCATTTTGATTTGCCCGAAGTTATAGATAAGTTAAGTAAATGCACATGGATTTTTGCTAAAACAATGCCACAAAACCCGCATGAGTATACGTTGAGAAAGAATTGGGGGGGAGACAATCCTAGAGGGGATTTCTTAAGAGTGGCAACATATTTGCGCATGTTTGGGGAGTTTGAGGAGTTTGGAGGAGTGATGTGGAGGATTAAAAAGATCGGAGATTACAAGTATTGGTGTTGTGCATTTGATTACACCAATGAAAGAGTGGATTTAATTAACAGGGCTAAAATATGAAACTAGGAAAGCATTTGATTATGGATTGCATCATCAATGAAGAGGGGATTGACGATCTGTATGATGCCACAAAACTGAAACAGATAATCGAGGACGTCACAAGAAAGGTTGAGCTGAGACCACTGTCAGAGGTTATGCTGTTTGAGGTCAACGAAAAGAATACCTCAGTAAAAGAGGATTTTGGCGTTACAGGGGTTATCATTTTTATGGAGAGCCACTTCAGCATCCATACCTTCCCAGAAAAGAAATACGCTTCACTAGACGTTTATTCCTGCAAGGACTTCGATCACCTACAGGTTTGCGGATACATTCAAGAGGCGTTGAGCGTAAAGAAATTAAATTCATCCGTGTTGGTTCGTGGAAACGATCTGTAAGGGAGGCGTTATGTCTGTTAGAAAATTTGAAAATGGCGTGGTACGAAATGGTGATTTTTACAATCAGCCAGAGATAAATAGTCTAGTTGGGAACATTAAAGCATCTATCTATTATTCAGACCCCCCTTGGGGAGACGGGAATATCAAGTACTGGAACACCATGAATAAAAAGATGAATTCCGATAAAGCGGTACAGGATGTTGAGTGCTTTAGTTATGTTGATTTTTTGGATAGGGTTTTGTCTTATGCCAAAAAATACACAGACGGATGGGCGGTCATAGAGTATGGGAAGCAGTGGAACGATGTTTTGATAGAGAAAGCCAAAAAAAAAGGTTTTCACTATTGCGGAACAGTCGAAACGTTGTATGGCGGAGGACGCCCACTAGACGTTAATTTTTTTAGAACCGACAAGGTTATGGAGATCCCCAACAAGGATAAGATTTATCATACGAAAGATAATACAACTGTACAGGTTATCTTTGATTCATTGTTTGATGGTAAAGATATGTCTGGTAAATGGGCTATGGATCTATGTTGCGGTTTAGGTTTAACAGCAAAGGCAGCACTATCTCACGATATGAATTTTGTAGGTAACGAGCTGAACGAGGCACGCATACAGAAAACATACAAGAGATTCAAAAGGTGAGCAAAAAGAAAAACATCAAAAATGTAAGAATATATACAGAGGAATCCGTATATGAGGCCGCACTAAAGAGGTTTGAGTTTCTGTTTGAGGAATTTGACAGAGTTATCGTAAATATCTCTGGAGGCAAGGACTCAACCATCGTTATGGAGCTAGCCCTGATTGTTGCAAGAAAACTGAACAGACTCCCTCTTGAGGTAATGTTTTTCGATCAAGAAGCAGAAATTATGTCTGTCATAGAGTACATAAGGAGGATTCAGGCTAGAGATGAGATCAAATTCCACTGGTATCAAATCCCTATAACGATTAACACAAGCGCAAGTATCTCGGAGCAGAACGTGATTTGCTGGGATGAAACCAAGGAAGATTTATGGGTTAGGGAAAAAGAGAAGGACAGCATTAAATCCAATGTTTACTACCCAATGGACACTTATTTCAATAAGTGCTTCAATTTTATAGCCAAAAAGGACTTTGTGGGAAAAGATGGAAAGTCTTGTATGGTGGGAGGGGTAAGAGCTGAGGAGAGCGTTATAAGAATGGCGTATTTATCAAAGGGAGCTGTTTATAAAGGGGTAACATGGGGCAAAAATACATCGAAAGACAGATATGTTTTTTATCCGATTTATGATTGGAGCTATACGGATGTATGGAAGTTTATTTATGATAACAACATCGAGTATGCAGATTATTATAATCTAATGTATAAGAAGCAGGTTGCTATACAGGATATGCGAGTATCATGCGTTTTCCATGAAAATAGCGTAAAAGCATTAGAGTATCTGTCTGAATACGAGCCAGAGAACTGGAACAGGATATCAGCTCGAATTGTTGGGGCAAACACGTACAAGACGTTAAAAGGGGAAAGCTACACTAGACCAAAACAGCTCCCCTATATGTTCAGAACATGGAGAGACTACTTTTTGCATCTTTTGGTTACGGTCATAGAAGGAGAGGACTTAAAGAAGAAGTATGTTGGTATGGGGATGTCTTTAGAGAACTATATCAGGAAGAATGCGTTGAAGTTTACAGATAAGCAAGACGAGATAGAAAAGGATGTTGAGTATGGGTGGAAAATAGGAGTAAGTACGCTTTTGAAGAATGATTTTTGCGGTACATTGATATCAAATTTTAAGATAAAGATATTGCCTTGGTTGGGAGATAAGTATGAAGGGAAAAATGAAAAACAAGATAAAGAAGCTAATAAAAGACTCGTCACTGAGTGATAATGAGGTACGGTTGTTGCTGAATGATCTTGTTCGAGATCTCTCAATTTACAATAGCCAGCCTGTAGATTGCGTGGAGTGGGTGCATATCAAGGATGTAGAGGCTAACGACTATAACCCTAACAGCGTTGCAAAAAAAGAGATGGAATTGCTGTACAGGTCTATCAAAAAGGACGGGTATACACAGCCTGTAGTTACGTTCTATGATCCCAACAAGAAAAAATACATCATTGTTGATGGTTTTCATAGAAGCTCTGTTTTGCGATCAAGACAGGATATTTACGATAGAACCAACGGAATGTTGCCTGTGGTGGTTATTGAGAAATCGGTTGAGGAAAGATACGCCTCAACAGTACGGCATAACAGAGCTAGAGGAACACACTCAGTAACATCCATGACTTCTGTGGTTTTTGGGATGAAAGAAAGAGGGTTAAGTGATGAAGAGGTAGCTAATGAACTAGGTATGGAGGCAGAAGAGATCGTTAGGTTAACTCATATTGGTGGGTTTTCTGCATTATTCAAGGACGCAGAATACTCAAGCAGTTGGGCTACTTATGGTCAGTTAATGGAGCAAAAGAGGTATTTAGATGGAGATTAAATCGTTACCATTAGACAGCATTGTTGGCTACGAAAAAAATTACAGAACCACATCTGCTAAGGGTGTTGAGGCACTAAAGAGATCAATAGAAGCGGTTGGTTTTGTGGTCCCGATTGTTTTAGACAAGAATAACGTAATAATTGCTGGTCATTTGCGCCTCGCTGTAGCAAAAGAGATGGGTATGGAAGAGGTGCCTTGTGTCTTTGCAGAGAATTTGACCGAGGATCAGGTCAAGAAGCTACGATATTTGGATAATGAGGTACACAAGTTATCCACATGGGATCAATCTCTTTTAGAGGATGAGAAGAGATGGCTTGAAATAATGTCAGATGGGGCAGATTGGGGCTGGTTGAGTGGATTGTTTGGAGATCAAGAGGTTAAGAGCTTCCGGATAGATGATGTTGCTGTCACAGATGAAAGCATCTCAAAAACTAGAAGCGAGATACAGGATTTGTTTACTCAGAGAGCAACAGCTAGAACCATAACTACGGAAGAAGGGAGTGGTGGCAAGATGGTGGCATCACACAGATGCCCTAACTGCAATAAAGATATATTTACAGGGATACAATGATAGAAAACATAAGTGCTTCAAAGATAGCTCCTTACGACAGGAATCCGAGACTCAATAGCAAGACGATAGTTGCGTTAGAGGAGATCATAAGGGAGTATGGATTCTTGGTTCCGCTGACCGTTACAACGGATTACACGATAGTTACAGGTCATTCCAGATACGAGGCAGGATTAAGATTGGGAATGAGTGAGTTCCCTTGTATCGTACTGGATGTGCCAGAAGATAAATCAAGAACATACAGGCTTCTGGATAACAAGATTCAAGAGTACAGTATTACTGATTACATGAGAGCTGAGAGCGAATTGATAGCTATTAGCGAAGGCGATGATTTTTTTAAGGAAATGTTCAATCTTGGAGAGCTAACAAAAGATGATGTGATTCTTGAGACAGGAACCATAGAAGAGAGCAGTATGAGTGAAATAACCGATACAGATGAAGATGTTACGGTAGAGCTTATTTGCCCTTATTGCTTTCACCAGTGGACGGAAATAGACAATTAAAAAAGAGGTGCGAAATGAGCGAAGATTTAAAGAAAACGAAGTTAGCTAAAAAAGCTATGATTCAAGCGCTAGAGTCTAATCTAGGTGTAGTGACTATATCGGCTAATGCTGTCGGCATCTCAAGAAAAACACATTACTCATGGATGAATAAAGACGAGGATTACAAGGATGAGGTAGATAGTATTCGAGGCGTGGCGTTGGATTTTGTGGAAACAAAGCTTTTCAAAAAGATCAAGGACGAGGATACGGCATCCATTATCTTTTACTTAAAGACTCAAGGAAGGAATAGGGGGTATGTGGAACGTCAAGAAATGGACGTTGATGGCAACCTAAACCTTGTGGTTGAATTTATAGAGCCTTGAAGAAAAAGATAGGCGTTCAGATTCCGGAGAAGTTCAAGGATTTATGGCATCCAGAACGATACAAAGTTTATTATGGTGGGCGTGGAGGGGGGAAGTCTTGGAGCTTCGCTATAGTATTGCTGGTTATGGGGGTTCAGAAACCATTGAGGGTTTTGTGCGCCCGTGAGGTTCAGCATTCTATGAAGGAGTCTGTGCATAAGTTGTTGGGGAACAGTGTAGAAAGAATGGGGCTGAGTAAGTTTTATAAGATAACCAGAGATCGTATTTATGGAGCGAATGGTACAGAATTTATTTTTGCCGGATTAAAGCATGATCCTATGCAGATCAAGTCTTTAGAGGGCATTGATATCTGCTGGATAGAGGAGGCGCAAAAGGTAAGTCAGAATAGCTGGGACATTCTTATTCCCACGATCCGTAAAGAAGGGTCAGAGATATGGGTGTCGTTTAACCCTGACATGGATACAGACCCCACCTACAAAATGTTTATAACCAACACAAGAAGCGATTGCCAGCTTAGAAAGGTCAATTATTACGATAATCCGTTTTTTACCGGAGAGCTTCTCTCAGAGCTACAGTATCTTAAAGAGAATGACTACGATCACTATCGCCATATATGGGAAGGTGAATGTGCCGAAACTAGCGAGGCACAGATATTTGCGAATAAGTATGCGGTATCAGATTTCGAGACACCTGGCGAGATTGAAGAATTTTACTACGGGATGGATTGGGGGTTTGCCCAAGACCCTACAGCGATTATTCGGTGCTTTATTGTCGGGCAGGAGCTATACATTGATTACGAGGATGGGGGTACTCAAATTGAGCTTGATGACACTCATAAAATAATAGATTCCATACCAATGTCAAAAAGGTATACAATAAGAGCTGATTGCGCTAGACCGGAGAGCATTAGCTTTATCAAGAGGCGAGGGTATAAGATAATAGCCGCCCCTAAATGGAGCGGAAGTATTGAGGATGGGATCGAGTTTATTCGTAGTTTTCGGAAGATCCACATACACACCAGATGCAGAGAGGTTGCGGGGGAGTTTGCAAAATACAGTTATAAGATTGATAGAGTGACAGGGGATGTCTTGCCTATCGTGCTAGACAAATGGAATCATTATATAGATGCTCTCAGATACGCTTTATCTCCCATGATTAAACAAAAGAATCTGCGACCAGCATTGAACCAACCGAAGAGGTGGACATGAAGAAAAAAGAACTATTGGAAACAAACCCAACCTATGATGCCAACATCGGAAGATGGCAATTCTATCTTCGATCTTATATGGGCGGTGCTGATTATGCCGATGGCAATTACCTGACAGCTTACGTCAATGAAGATGAAGATGAATATCTAAAACGCATTAACTCCACGCCTTGCGATAATCACTGCAAGAATATCGTTCAAATCTATAACAGCTTTATCTGGCGCATACCGCCAACACGTACACTTCCAGACAAAGATAAGGTTGTGGATAGCTTTATCAAGGATGC